GTTGGTTAAGTTGGTCTTTAAATTGTCACACTACTATTATATCAGGGTTTACACAACCCACTACAGAAATGGAAAGTTGTAATAGAATATTTACCCCATCATCAGAAATATGTAATGGATGTTTTAATTATAATAAATTAGATCCTTCAGATTGGGAGTGGTGTCCTGAACAT